CGAGCCTCGCCGCATGGTCGGCGCTCGGCGTGTTCAAACGGTTCATGGAACGGCTGAAACAGGCCCCTCTGCCGGGCATCCTACCCATGGAGAAGAACGACGATGGCCAAAGCTGAATTCCGGCTGGAAACCAAACGCGCGGCGCTGAGGATCGCGGATACGGCGGCGGACGGCAGTTTCAGCGGCTATGCCAGCCTGTTCGGCCTGCCCGATCTCGGTCTGGACGTAATCGAGCGCGGCGCTTTCGCCCGTGCCCTTGAAAAGCGCGGCGCGCACCGTATCCGCATGCTGTGGCAGCACGATGCCGCCCAGCCCATCGGCGCGTGGACCGCGATCCGGGAGGATGCGCGCGGCCTTTACGTCGAGGGACGGCTTGCGGCCGGGGTGGCGCGGGCGCGGGAGGCGCTCGATCTCCTGCGCACCGGCGGGCTGGACGGGCTTTCCATCGGCTTCCGCACGGTCAAGGCGCGCAAGGATGCGCGCACCGGCCTGCGCCACATCGTCGAGGCCGATCTGTGGGAAATCTCGCTTGTCACCTTTCCCATGCTGCCGGAAGCGCGCATCGCGAGCGTCAAGGCGCGTGGGACATTCGCCGGGGACCGTGCCGTTCCCGGCGCCCCGCCGGACGGACGGCTTGCCGCCCGGCGCGATGAAACCGGCCTTGCGCGGCTTATGCGTGCGGCCGCCCGAAAAATCGTCAGATAACAGGATCAAGATGGAACAATCCCATGCAGTCCCGCTCGAAACGAAGAGCGCGGAAACCAAGTCGCTCGTGCCGGACATCGACCGTGGCGGCGATGTCGGCGAGGCTTTCGAGGAATTCATGTCCGCCTTTTCGGCCTTCCGCGAGGCCAATGACGAAAGGCTGAAGAAGGTCGAGAAACATGCCGGCGCCGACGTTCTGCTCACCGAAAAGGTGGAGCGCATCAACCGCGCGCTGGACGAGCAGAAGCAGGCGCTCGACGCCTATGTGCTGAAACAGGCCCGGCCGCCGCTGGGCGGCCATGCGCCGCTGGCCGTGGCCGAGCACAAGCAGGCTTTCGACGGTTATGTGCGACGGGGCGACGAGCAGGCGCTGCGCGGCATCGAGCAGAAGGCGCATTCCTATGCTTCCGGCCCGGATGGCGGCTATCTGGTGCCGGCGGAACTCGAAACCGAGATCGGCCGCCGCCTCGCGGTGCTGTCGCCGATCCGGGGCATTTCCGGGGTGCGGCAGGTCTCCGGCGCGGTGCTGAAGAAGCCCTTCTCGGTAAGCGGCCCGGCGACCGGCTGGGTGGCGGAAACGGATGCCCGTCCGCAGACGGCTTCGGCGAAGCTGGCCGAGATGCAGTTCCCGACCATGGAAATCTACGCCATGCCGGCGGCGACCGCCTCGCTGCTCGACGATGCGGCGATCGACGTGGAGCGCTGGATCGCGGAGGAGGTGGAGACCGCCTTCGCCGAGCAGGAAGGTGCTGCCTTCGTCAACGGCGACGGCGTCAACAAACCGCGCGGCTTCCTCGGCTACGACACGGTCGCGGAGGACAACTGGGCGTGGGGCAAGCTCGGCCATATCGCCACCGGCGTCGCCGGGGCCTTGCCCGCCACGGACCCGTCCGACACCCTGATCGAACTGATCTATGCGCTCAAGGCCGGCTACCGCCAGAATGCGAACTTCATCATGAACCGCAAGACGCAGAGCGTCCTGCGCAAGCTGAAGGACAAGGACGGCAACTATCTCTGGCAGCCGCCCGCAGCCGTGGGCGGCAAGGCGTCGCTGATGGGCTTCGGGCTGGTCGAGGCGGAGCACATGCCGGACATCGCCGCCGATGCCCCGGCCATCGCCTTCGGCGATTTCATGCGCGGTTATCTGGTGGTGGACCGCATCGGGGTGCGCGTGCTGCGCGATCCCTATTCCGCCAAGCCCTATGTGCTGTTCTACACCACCAAGCGTGTGGGCGGCGGCATGCAGGACTTCGACGCGATCAAGCTGCTGAAATTCGCGGCCTGAGCGGATCGGTACAACAGGTTCTGTCAGGTTTCACAGGCCCTTTTGAAACCTTCCTGCCGGTTTTGGCAGGTAGATTCACACCCGCGGGAAGACGATCCTTGTCCGGGGGCCTTGTCCAGGGGCCTTGTCCGGGGGCCGTGCGTAACTGACTGATTTGTCATTTATCATTCAGGAATAATCCCAGAGCGCCGTGCGTCCTTGCGGACGCACAAAGAACGCTCTGACCTATTGAAACGACGCATCGTGCTTTCCGAAAATCGATTCCGATTTTCGGGCCGATGCTGTGGGGAAAAGCCATGACGATGTTTCTTGTCACGCCACCGGCGCTGGAGCCGGTGACGATCGCCGACGCACGCGCTTTCCTGCGCATTTCGACCGACAGCGAGGACGATATTCTCCGCCGTCTCGTCGCTACGGCGCGCGAGCTGGTCGAGGCCGAGACCGGGCTGGCGCTCATCGACCAGACCTGGCAGCTCAAGGTGGACCGCTGGCCTCGCTCCGGCCGGCTGGCCCTGTTCAAATATCCGGTCAAGGCCGTCACCGCCGTGGTGGCCTACCGGGCCGACGGCACGGCGATCCAGCTCGCGCCGGAGGAATACGCGCTTCAGGACGGACGCCGTCCCCAGCGGCTTTATATGGCGCACTATCCCGACGCCGCCACCTTCCGGGGGCTGGAGACGGATTTCGTCGCCGGCTTCGGCGAGACCGGCGTCGAGGTGCCCGACGCGCTGAAACAGGCGATCCTGAGTCTCACCGCCCATCTCTACGAAACGCGCACCGGCGTCGATGCAGGCGGCGCGGGCGTGGCGTTTCCGCCCATGGTCGGCCGCATGGTCGATGGCTGGCGGAGGGCGGCGCTATGAACAACATGGTCTTCATTGATCCGGGCAGGCTCACCGCCGAACTGGCGCTGGAGGCGATGCAGCCCGTGCCCGACGACATGGGCGGCTACACGGAAAGCTGGACCGAAGTGGCGACGGTCTGGGGCCGCATCGAGCAGGTCTCGATCGCGCAGCGCGATTTCGGCGTCCTGCCCCGGCCGGAGGTGACGCACCGCATCCTGCTGCGCTTTCGCGACGGTGTCGCGACCGGCATGCGCCTGCGCAAGGGCGCGCGGGTTTTCGTCCTGCGCGCCGTCCACGACCCGGACGAGACGGGACGCTATCTCACCTGCCTTGCCGTGGAGGAGGGGCGATGAACCTCACCATGAAACTGACATTCGACGGTCTGGTGCGGGCCTTGCGCTGGAAGGGAATCGCGCTCAAAGAGCGCGCTTCGCTTTCGCGCGCGGATGGCCGGACGGTTCTCAAGACGGAAAGCGGGGCAGGCGATGACGGGCAGCGCGGCAGCATTGCAGAAGGGGCTGTTTGAAGCCCTGCGGGACGACGCGGAACTCGCCGTCCTGCTTGGCGGCAAGCGCATTCATGACCGCGTGCCGCCGAAGACGCCCTTTCCCTATGTGACACTGGGCGAGACGGTGAGCCGCGACTGGAGCACGGCGACCGAGGCGGGGGCGGAGCATTTCCTCAACATACTTATCTGGGCGCGCGACAGCGGCCGCGGCCGGGTTCTCGACATTGCCGGGCGCATTGCCGTGATCCTCGGCGACGGCCTGCCGCTTCTGGATGGGCACCGGCTGGTCAATCTCGCGCTGAACGAAGTTCTCGCCCGCGATACGGACGGGCGCGGCTCCTGCCTCGGCACCATGCGCTACCGCGCCGTCACCGAACCCGAATAAAGGATATTTCCCATGGCAGCACAAAGAGGCAAGGACATATTGCTCAAGACCGCGCGCGCCGACGACGGTTTCGAGACCTGCGCGGGCCTACGCACCAAGCGGATCGCCTTCAACGCCGAGACGGTGGACGTGACCGACGCGGATTCCGCCGGGCGCTGGCGGCAATTGCTGGCGGGGAGCGGCGTGCAGCGCGTTTCCGTCAGCGGCTCCGGCATCTTCAGGGATGCGGCGTCGGACGCGCTGGTGCGTGGCCTGTTCTTCGGCGGCGAGATCGGCCAATGGCAGATCGTACTGCCGGATTTCGGCACGGTGAGCGGGCCGTTCCAGATCACCGCGCTCGAATATGGCGGCAATCACGACGCGGAAATGACCTTCGAGATCGCGCTGGAATCGGCGGGCTTCATCGCCTTCGAGGCATTGGCATGATGGGGGGCATGATGGTGAACCGCCATCGCGGCGAGGTTGCCGCAAGACTGGACGGGCGCGACTGGACGCTCTGCCTGACGCTGGGCGCGCTGGCCGAACTGGAATCGGCCTTCGAGACCGACAACCTGTCGGAACTGATCGCGCGCTTTTCCACCGCGAAGCTCTCGGCGCGCGACATGCAGCGCATCATCTGCGCGGGGCTTCGCGGCGGCGGCCATGCGGTCGCCGATGACGACGTGGCCGGGATGCGCGCCGATGGTGGTGCAGCCGGTTTCGCCCGCATCGTCGCGGCGCTGCTCACGGCTACTTTCGGCGCCGGTCAAGCATTGGAAAGCGATTCCGCGCCAAACCCTTGAGAGCCGCAGTTGAACCGAAACCTTTCCCGTGGACCGAGGTCATGCGGGCGGGGTTCGGTCTGCTGCGGCTGAACCCGCAGGCGTTCTGGTCCATGACCCCGCGCGAACTGGCGGCGGCGCTCGGCCCCGCTTTGCCCGCCCGCGACGCGCCCTCGCGTGAGGCGCTCGACGCGCTGATGCGCAACTTTCCCGACCAAGCATTTCCAGCAAAAGTGGGAACCGGTTTTGCGTCCGGAAATGCGCGAAAAACAGGTAGCTTGAAATGACAGACGAAACCGTAACCGTATCCGTCGCGGCGGATACGAGCGCCTTCGACCGCGCGCTGACCGACCTCGAAAAACGTTCCGCCAGTTTCGGCAACAGCCTGAGCTCCGCGCTGAAAGGCGCGATCTCTTCCGGCAAGGGGCTGGAGGACGTGCTGCGCGGCCTTGCCGGAAGCCTCGCCGGCAGCGCGCTTTCGGCGGGACTGAAGCCGCTGGAAGGCCTCGTCTCCTCGGCCATGGGCGGGCTTCTTGGCGGGCTGAAGGGCGTCATGCCCTTCGCCAAGGGCGGCGTGGTGTCCAGCCCGACCTATTTCGGCATGGGCAACGGCGCGCTCGGCCTCACCGGCGAGGCGGGAGCGGAAGCGATCATGCCGCTTGCGCGCGGGGCGGACGGTCGCCTCGGCATCGCGGGCGACGGCGGGGGTAGGCAGGTGCAGGTGGTCTTCAACATGGCTTCGCCCGACGCATCCTCGTTCAGGAAATCGGAAGCGCAGCTTTCGGCCATGCTGGCGGGCGCGGTGCGGCGCGGGGCAGGGAGGTTATGAGCATGATCCCGAAAAGTGGGAACCGGTTCTCGGATGAGATCATGCGTGAGGAGAGACCATGAGCGAAGCCTTTCAAGATGTGCGCTTTCCGCTCGGCGTCTCCTTCGGGGCGACGGGCGGGCCGGAATGGCGCAACGAGATCGTCACGCTGACGTCCGGCATGGAAAAGCGCAATGCGCGCTGGGCGCAATCGCGCCGGCATTTCGACGCCGGAACCGGCCTGCGCTCGCTCGACGATCTCAAGACGGTGCTGGCCTTTTTCGAGGCAAGGCGCGGCTCGCTCCATGCCTTTCGCTTCCGCGATCCCTTCGACCATTCCTCGAACGCCGATGGCGTGCCGCCGTCGCATGGCGACCAGCGGATCGGCACCGGCGACGGCGCTACGTCGGATTTCAGCCTCTGCAAGCATTATGAAAGCTATGTCCGCATCATTACCCGGCCCGTGGCCGGATCGGTGACGGTCGGCGTCAATGGCGCGAAACTGCCCGAAGGCGAGGCCTACAGCGTCGATCCCGATACGGGAACGGTTCACTTCACGCCCGATTACGCGCCCGCGCCCGGCGCGGTGGTCAGTGCCGGCTTCCTGTTCGACGTGCCGGTGCGCTTCGACACC